CTTTAACAACTATAATTTGAAACATGGCTAAAGAATTAACTACAATTTCTCCAGAAGGACTCGAAGTAGCAAATAGTTATTTACAGTTCGGCAATATCAACGGGGTCGTGCAATCTCTCGGGGTCTCTGAAAATCAAGTCGTAGAGTTGCTCAACAAACGTGAAGTAAAGAAGTATATTGATACAGTTTACTTGGATATGGGCTATCGAAATAAAAATAACATTGCGAATTTACTGGACGAGATGATTGAGAGTAAACTTGACGAAGCAAAAGAGACCGGAGTTTATTCTAGTAAAGATTTAGCAGACTTATTACAAATGGCCCATAAAATGAGAATGGACGAGATTAAGGCCCAAGCGGATCTCGAAAAAGCTCAGGCTACAAATGTAAAAAGTCAGACTAATGTTCAGATAAATGAAGGTGTACCTTTTGGCCAGGGCAACTACGGTAAGCTCATGGAAAAGTTGTTGAAAGATGTCTGATGATAAAAAAATAGACCATGTTGTTGATCAGTTTTTGCGTCACGAAGTTCAGTGCGAAGAGAGGTGGAAAACTACCTTTAATCGTCTCGACGATATTGACGGAAAACTCGATAGAATGGAAGAGCGCCAAGTAAAAGTTGGTGGAGCACTAATACTATTCCTAGCAGGACTAGTAGTAACACTTGTGTTTCAAGTGTAGGAGATAAGAATGCAAATTCAGCAAAAAGGAAATGAGTGGCTAGTCTACGATGATACAGGCTTAAAGCGTTTTGATTCAGAAAAAGAAGCAAGAGAGTATATGGGAGAGCCTGTACCTTCTAAAGAAGAATCTTCAGCCTCTATATCTATTAAAGATGAGGATTTATTTTCTAGCGAGATTTAAGTGGCCGTTCGTCGTAAAAGAAAGGCCACAAGAAAAAAACCTGTTCCTACGAATAAAAAACTTTATGCGAGAGTAAAGGCACAAGCTAAACGAAAATTTGCTGTATATCCTTCTGCTTATGCAAATGGATGGCTTGTAAAAACTTATAAAGCCAAAGGCGGTAAATACCGCATGGGAGTAAAGTAATGCCAGCAGGTAAAGGAACTTACGGAAAGAAAAGAGGTCGTCCAGCGAAGAAAGGTAGGGGCAAGAAGAAGTCTATGGGAGGCTTAACAGCTGCTCAGAAAAAACTACCACCAGCTCTTCAGAGAGCTATCTTAAAAAAGAGGCGCGGTAAAAGAGGCTGAGGGAGATAACTATGGCAAAGCCTCGTGGAGGTTTAACAAGATGGTTCAAAGAAGACTGGGTTGATATCTCTCGCCCTAAAAAAGGTGGCGGCTTTCATAAATGTGGCAGGACTAAATCGGGGTCGAAAAAGTACCCTAAATGTGTTCCTGCCGCAAAAGCTGCACGTATGACACCTTCCCAGATAAAGTCAGCAGTAAGAAGAAAAAGAGCTGCGGGCAACCCTGGAGGCAAGCCCACGATGGTAAAGACTTTTGTAAAAAAGCGAAAAACCACTCGTAGCAGACGTAAATAACTTATGCCTGTAAGACGAGTAAAAGGGGGCTATCGATGGGGGAAGTCTGGAAAGACTTATAAACGAAAAAAGGATGCTATAAAGCAAGCTCGAGCTATCTATACAAGTGGATACAAAGGAAAGAAACGTGGCAGCAAGAAGAGGCGCTAAGAAAAAAGATTCACGACTAAAGAAAGCGAGAGTCTCTGGGTATAATAAACCAAGAAGAACTCCTGGTCATCCCAAGAAATCCCATATAGTAGTTGCAAAGGTAGGTGATAAAGTAAAAACTATTCGCTTTGGACAGCAGGGAGCAAAAACTGCTGGAAAACCAAAAAAGGGAGAAAGTGAGGCAATGAAGCGTAAGCGCGCTTCATTCAAGGCTCGACACGCAAAAAATATTGCAAAAGGAAAAATGTCTGCTGCTTATTGGGCAGATAAGGTTAAGTGGTAGAAAATGTCTACATCAAAAACTAAAAAATTTATTAAAACAGGAGAACTATTAAGCTATGATGTAGTAGTGAACGCTAATACAAACGGTGATCCATGTACCTTAAACAACCCTCTGCCTGTAACAAATGTAGGCAGTAGTAATAATATAGATTTAGCTGCAGGACTATTGACCGGCTACTCTCATATTAATAAATTCGGATATAGAAACGTTATTCCAAGTACCTATCAAACAATTTGGGACGGTACATCGGACTATACTTATGTGGCAGCAGATGTTATCTCAGTTACAGCTGATAACACTTCAGCCGATAATGGAGGTACGGTCGAGGTTCAGGGGTTGGATGAAAACTATCTTCCTGTGACGGAAGTTTTAACTATCGGAGGCTCTTCATCCACCAACCAATTTAGCAGAGTTTTTAGAGCCTTAATTGTCACTGCAAATACAGGTAGTACTAATGTAGGTGTTGTTAGAGTTAAGAATGATACTGTAGACCAAGCAATTATTACTGCTGGAGCTGGTCAGACTCTTATGTTACTTTACACAATTCCTGCAGGTAAGACAGGGTATTTATTAAAAGTATCTGGATCAATTGATTCAAACAATGATGCATTATTTCGTATGTATACTCGGCCCTTTAATCAATCTTTTAATGTAAAAGGTCAATTTGGAGTTTTTGCCGCAGGCTTTGAGTATACTTATCCAGTTCCATTAAAATTTGAAGAAAAAACCGATATACAAATAAAAGCTAAATCTCAAAACAATGTAGGCGGAGGAGCCATTTTCGATATAGTTTTAAAAGATAACTAAAATTAGTATAAGAAGCCCTCAAAAGCTTAGAGTAACATTGATGATTATTGAATCTGTAGCGGCTGCTAGCGCTATTCTTTCATCTATTAATGGTTTAATAAAACAAGCTAATGAAACCGGACAAGGTATGCAGCAGCTTATGGGAACTATTAGTGATTTTGGAGAAGCTATAACCAACTTCGAGATAGGTAGAAAATCAAGTACTTTTAAACCTCTTAGTCAGAGTGAGATGTTAAAGCTCACAATGATTAAAAAAAGTTATGAAAGATACTGGAAGGACGTACATGACTTACTATTAGTCGCAGATCCTGAAATGCTTGAATCTTTCAAGCAAGCAAAAGCTGAGCAAGAACATCAGCGACAGCAGCACATAAAAATGCTTGCAAAGAAGAAGAGAGAGCGAGATCTATTAATACAACAAATTTTAGTTGGACTCACTACTTTGATTATTGGCGGATCGCTGATCGCAGGTGTTTTAGCTATAGTATTACCATGAAAAAGTTACAAAACGATTCTCAGTATGCTCAATTTGATTTAGATGGAGATGGCGTGGTATCCGACGAAGAGATAAAACGTTCACAAGATATGTTAGAGTTAGAACTTCGAGAACAGAAGTCCGAAGCTCAAAAAAGAATGGCATGGATTGCGATGGGCTCTATGATAGTATTTAGTGCCATATTGTTCAGTCCTGCTGTAAGCGAGAGTCGGGTAGCTGCTTTGGCAGATTTACTCGGCTTATTTTATATTGCCCAAGCCGGCGTCGTAGGCGCATATATGGGCGTATCCGCATGGATGTCTAAGAGGTAGATATGCAAACCCAACCTAGTGCTCGAAAATGGAAGGCTCCTGAAGTGGAAGAATATAAAAGAAATATTCGACCCACAAAGAAAGAAAAAGAAGACGAAAACCTAACAGAACTTGAGTATTGCAGAAAATACAGCAAAACAAGATCTATGGGACAAGATTGATATGATTGAAATTAGCCGCAAGGATGTAATCTCAGACTATGTTTGTGAATACAACCAGGAAGATAAGTTTTTAAAATTACCTATAGATCCTTATTTGGAACTTTTAGGTATTACTCCTCTTCCTTCGCAAGTAGCGATTATTAATGCTATTAATAGCCCTAAATATCGTTTTGTGTGTGCGGCCGTATCTAGACGACAAGGTAAAACTTATATTGCCAATATTATTGGACAATTAGTTTCCTTAGTGCCTAATTCGAATATTTTAATTATGTCACCGAATTATTCTTTATCTCAAATATCTTTCGACTTACAGAGAACACTAATCAAACATTTTGACCTCGAAGTAGTCAAAGATAATGCTAAAGATAAAGTAATAGAAATTTCAAACGGATCTACTGTCCGTATGGGCTCTGTTAATCAGGTAGACTCATGTGTAGGTAGATCTTATGATTTAATCATTTTTGATGAGGCGGCTCTTGCTGATGGAAGAGACGCCTTTAATGTAGCCCTCCGACCTACTCTTGATAAAGATAATTCTAAAGCTATTTTTATCTCAACACCTCGTGGAAAAAATAATTGGTTCTCAGAGTTCTTTCATAGAGGCTTTGATGAAGAATTTCCTGAGTGGGTGTCTATTCGAGCAACCTATAAGTCTAATCCTAGAATGTCTGAGCTTGATATTGCAGAAGCTAAAAAAAGTATGTCTGAAGCAGAGTTTAGACAAGAGTACGAAGCAGATTTTAATACTTATGAAGGACAAGTCTGGAATTATAATTACGAAGACTGTACTGGGTCTTTTCAGGAGCTTGATATTAAAAAGATGGATGTATTTGCCGGACTAGATGTTGGCTATAGAGATCCTACTGCACTATGCGTAATCGCTTACGATTGGGACGAAGAAAAATATTATCTAGTAGACGAATACTTAGATGCCGAGCGCACCACCGAACAACACGCAGCAGAAATACAGAAGTTAATAGATAAGTGGGACATTGACTATATTTTTATTGACTCAGCAGCTCAACAGACTAGATTTGACTTTGCACAAAACTATGATATTACTACTAATAATGCCAAAAAATCAGTA